ACAGATTACCGCTGAAGACTTAGACTTTCAAGCAGACTCTGGTGGTGCATTAAGCATAGACTTAGACTCAGAAACTCTTACGTTTACTGGTGGTACTGGTATAGACACCAGTGGTTCTGGTAATGCTGTGACCTTTGCTATCGATAGCACTGTAGCAACTCTTACTGGCTCACAAACTCTTACCAATAAATCACTAACTGCACCTACGCTCACAGGTACGGCTGTAGTGGCTTCTTTGGATATATCAGGCGATATAGACGTAGACGGCACAAGTAACCTAGATGTGATTGACGTAGACGGAACTGCTAACTTTGCAGCAGACGTAACCTTCGCTGATGGTGCAGACATTATCACTGCATCCGCTGGCACATCTAACTTCCGAGCTGGTGTAAACGCTGGTAACAGCATCCAATCTGGCGGTAATTTCAACGTGGTCGTGGGCGATGAAGCGGGTACGGCGATTACCACGGGTGATTCTAATGTTCTAATCGGCTATCAAAGTGGAGATGCTATCACTACAGCAGAACAGAATGTTGCAGTGGGGAGAGGCACTCTCACAACAAACATTTTATCGGATGCTAATGTAGCGATTGGTAACGGCGCACTTTTTACGCATAATCAGGCAACTAGCACAGATTCTTATAATGTTGCTATAGGTGATAACTCTGGTGCAGCAGTCACCACGGGAATCCGCAATATCCTTGTAGGCGCACTCGCTGGAGATGCTTTGACTGACGCAGATTTCAACGTGGCGGTGGGTCATGCTGCTCTCAGCGTAGACACTTTAGGAAGTAAGTCTGTTGCAGTTGGTAATGGTGCATTAGGCAATCAAAATTTTACTACGGCAACAGATGTATTTAACACGGCAGTAGGCACAAATGCTGGAACATCAGTCACCACGGGGAAAGAGAACACAATTGTTGGTGGCCTCGCTTTTGACGCAAATACCGTTGGTCAAAGAAACGTCGCTATTGGTTACAAGGCCCAATCGTCAGATGTAGCTGGTTGGAAAACTATAGCGATTGGACATGGGGCTTTAGAAAATCAAAATTTCAGCACTGCTACTGATTCATTCAACGTAGCGGTTGGACACAGCGCAGGTAACGATGTCACCACAGCAGTTCAGAATACTCTCGTGGGGGCGTTGGCTGGCGATGCTTTGACTACTGGCGGTGAAAATGCGGCTTTTGGATATGCTGCTTTATCATCCGAAACGACCGCTTCAAGAAACACAGCATTAGGCAACCTTTCTCTGCTATCTCAAAACGGCGCCTCTGATAACGCAGCGGTTGGATATAATTCTGGTCGTTCGTTAACCTCGGGAATTGAGAATGCCATCGTGGGCAGTCTTGCTGGCGATGCGCTTACTGATGCAGATTTCAATGTTGCCATAGGCTCTCAAGCTTTGAGCGCAGATACGTTAGGCAGTAAGTCAGTAGCTATTGGTCGTAGATCTTTAGTTACTCAAAACTTTACCACCGCTTTTGATACTTATAATACCGCTGTGGGATTTGAAACAGGATTTTCAATTACTACGGGAATTTATAACACCCTCATTGGTGGTCTAGCAGGGGATGCCCTTACGGATGCTGATTCTAATGTGGCTATTGGCCTAAATGCTCTTACTAACGACACACTAGGAAGCAAGTCAGTAGCAATAGGTCAAGAAGCTCTAGGCAATCAAAATTTTACTACGGCTTTTGATACTTACAACGTAGCAGTCGGACATCAAGCTGGCGCATCGGTCACTACGGGAATTCAGAACACTCTGATCGGAGGTCTTACTGGTGATGCACTTACAACAGCAGACTTCAATGTGGCAGTGGGCTATGCAGCTTTAGGTTTTGAGCAAGCTGGTACAAGAAATGTCGCTATAGGTCGCTCTGCTTTGCAAGCTCAACGACAAACAACAACAACACAGGTTAACAACGTAGCGGTAGGTTATGCAGCAGGAGCAGATATAAGTACGGGAATTGAAAACACACTTATTGGATCTGAAGCTGGTGATGCCCTAACGACCGGAAGATTTAATACGCTTGTTGGCAGAGATACAGGAACCTTCGGAACTAATTTAGTTTCAGGCGATGCAAATGTATTGATAGGTGCTTTTACAGACAGCACTGCTTCCGACTCTGTATATGCAGTAGGACTTGGTTATGCAATTGATGCTGAAGCAGGATTTACTACAGTCGGTCAAGGATCTAACGACATTAGAGCAGCGCATGGAACTGCTACTTGGAATACTGTTTCTGATGAAAGGTATAAAAAAGATATTGAGGATTCTACCGCTGGGCTTTCTTTTATAAACGCCCTAAAACCCAGAACATTCAAATATAAAACATTGGGAGAGCTTCCAGAAACTTTTAGAGCGTATGTAGCTGAAGGCGATGAAGGAGATCCAGAAAGGTTAATGGGTAAAAAATCAACCGATGTATATAAAAACTCAAAAACAAATCATGGCTTCATTGCACAAGAGGTTAAATCCGCTATCGAGGCAGATGATTCCTTAAAAGATGGCTTCATGATGTGGAATGAAAGAGATGACGGTTCTCAAGAAGTTGCAGAAGCAGCACTCATCCCTGTGCTTGTCAAAGCAATCCAAGAACTTTCAGCAGAAGTAGAAAAACTAAAATCAGGAGGATAGAAAATGGCAGAGGCAGTAGAACGCACAGACGAAGAGAAAGCACAGGCTTTCGCAGCGATGACAGGAAGTATTTCCGTAATTGATAATTGTCTTGATGACTCAAACGAGTTCTGCAATGACATGACTAAAGAAGAAAAGAAAGAACGAGTCATGCGAAGTGCAGGATATATGTCGTATCAAAAAGCGTTAGACGATTGGGGGTCAGAAGACTTCACTGCAATTGACGCTGCGATTAAGAAAGCAGAAGACTACGATCCGAGTACGTAGAATGTGCATCGCTATTTATACGCTTGAGAAAAAAGCTAAATAAATTCAACCAATAGTTCATATGTTGTATTCTAATCGTTCCAGATTAGGAGGCAGATATGAGCGAACAAAACGATATGGTTGTAGGTCTTTTCGGTACAAATTATGCGGTATCGTCGCTATCCAACCAAACCAAAACGCTAATTAACAATTTCCAACGTCTGCAAAAAGAGCAGTCGGAACGACAAAGTATTTTCAATGAGCACAGAAGCCTACTCGCTGAGTACGAGCTATTAATCAAAAATTCTCTAGAGGGCGTGGAGCCACTACCCGAAGTAGAGCAACCGGCTGCAGAGCCAACAGAAGAGGAAAAACAAGATGAGTGATGGAACGATCAAGGTGCCAACCTGGGCCTTGCCACTATTGATAGGCGTATTAACCGTAGCAACCTCATACGGGGTTCTAACGGCGAATACTGCCCATGCTAGCGATGAGCGAGAGCGCATCGAGGCGGTAGCTGAGGAAGCTGTAAAAAAGGCGCAAGCCAACGGTCAAGCTATTGCGGTCACGGACCAGAAGGTGCAAGCGGTAATAGACAGCCTAGCGAGACAGGAGAAGATTCAAGAGAAGAGCGCACAACAATTGCAGATGCTTTTAGAGAAGATGCTGAACGCCAAGTAGCATTCGATCCTAAAAACCCCTGTCTGTTCTGCGACCTTCGAGAGTGGAACAACCTACGCTTTTTGCCACCACCAGAGCGACACCAAGTCGCGAAAGAGTGGTTGAAGAAAAATCAAAAGCAGTGCCTCTACGGACAGCAAATCTACATCCGTAACTCTATGCCTCGTGTGCTGGGAACAGCGCACCAGGTCGATGTAGATAATTTGACCTGGGGCCTTGTGCAACCTGCAGCAGAGAAGACCCAAGTAATTACCAAGAAGAGAGAAATCTAGTGGAGATGCTTGTTTATGTGCTGTTGATGTTTAGGGGCAATGAACAGGATCTGAGTTTCCAAGTGCATTTTCAGACGCTAACGCAGTGTAGCCAGCACAAGATTGCAATTGAGCATCAATCCCCAGAGAGGTGGGCGCATATTTTGCCTAAAACAAACAAATTCAAACTGCATTGTGAGCCAAAAATTATAAAAAGCTCAGAAGCCGGTAAGAGCATTATTTTTCACGATCTGAAGAACGTGCCAAAAGATGAGTGAGATACCGCCGTTTCCGAACTCAGTGAACGCTCAACCGCCCAATACTCGACACCAGATTCACAAGATAGAGGTGCAGCAGTTGAAAGCTTCAGAAGTCAATACGAAGCGCGAGGTGGTAGAAACTTTTTACGACAGCAAAACCTATATCTACAAAAACGGCGAGTTCAGCACGACTACACCGAAAGCAACAGGACAACGGATTTTAGTAACTGTCTGAGGAGGCAAAATGGCGAAGGGACTGTACGCAAATATTCACGCAAAGCGAAAGCGTATTAAGAGACAAAAAGCAGCAGGTAAAACACCTGAGAAAATGCGCAAGCCAGGGAGCAAGGGAGCACCTACGGCGAAGGCATTCAAGGCTGCAGCAAAAACAGCTAAGAAAAGGAAGTAACAATGGCGAAGGGCGTAAATCATTATTTTCGTGACGGCACAAAACATAGCGGTGGGATGCATAAGATGCCTAACGGCGAAATCCACTCAGGAGCGACCCACGGGCCACGTAGCAAGAAGCTGTTTCATTTTGGTGAGTTGAGCAAAACCGCACAAGCTAAAGCTAGGAAATCTCGTAGGAAATAAGTTACGGGATGGCAAAAAAAGACGATGCACTGAGTCTCAGTGAAGACTCTGGAATCACGATACCGCTGGGCAATTTGCTTTTTTTACTTGGTGGAGTAGGGGTGGCTGTTTTTGCTTATACAGGTATTACAGAGCAGATATCTACTCTAGAAAACCAGGTCGCAATGCAGCAAGAAGACATCGATGAAAACTCTGAGTTTGTAAGTTGCTGGCCGAAAGACGCTTGTGGCGGCTCAGGCTTGCCAACGGATTCGATACAAAATCTCAAGATTGAGCAGATGCAACAAGCTATCGAAAAGCTGCAGTTAGATATAGAAGGGTTGAAGGAGCAATAATGGCTTTAAGTATTAAATCAATCACAGGGGTCTTAGGCGCAGTTGCTCCGAGTATCGCTCAGTCGATCACAGGGCCTCTAGGATCGGTTGCTATGACAGCACTCAGCAAAGTGCTCAGTACGGATGACAAGCCCGTAGAGCCTACTGAGGAAAGCATAGCCCAGGCGTTACAGCATCCAACACCAGAACAGCTCTTAGCAGTAAAACAGGCAGAACAAGCATTTGAGATTCAAATGCGCGAGTTAGACGTTGACCTGGTAAAGCTCAAAAATCAGGACATCCAATCAGCGAGGAGCGTATTCGGGCGCGATTGGACGCCGAAAGTCTTCGCGCTAGGGATTATGCTCGGTTTCTTCGGTTTTGTTTTTTATATCGTTGCAATTGATACCTGGAATCGAGAGATGGAGCCTTTGCTGAACATCATATTGGGCGGCTTGTTGGCTAATTTAGCCAGCGTTGTTTCGTTCTATTTCGGTAACAGTCACGGGGGTGAGAAATGAGCAGATTGATTGAGACACTAAAAAGGCATGAAGGCTCAGTTAAAGCTGGCGGTAGGCACTATGTTTACAAAGACCACCTCGGCTATGCCACGTTAGGTTATGGTCGCTGCGTAGAAGACGGCGTAGGAATTGGTATATCTGACGATGAAGCTGACTTGATGTTAGCTAACGATGTAGATCGATGTAGTAGAGAGTTAAGAGCCATGTTTGGGTGGTTCGAGGATCTCGATGAGGTTAGGCAAGAAGCGATCATTAATCTGTGCTTCAATATGGGCCTCACAAAGCTCAGACAATTCAAAATGGCGATAGCAGCAATGGAAGCAAGAGATTACGAGAAAGCCTCAGAGGAGTTCCTAGATTCCCTTTACGCGAAGCAAGTCGGGAAAAGGGCAAATGAAGTTGCTGAAATGATCCGCACAGGACAATACGCAGATTAGTGTGGGTAAAACTGTGGGTAAATTTTCGTAAAAGTTTGTAAGTTATTGATAGATATAGGTATCTGGAGGCTGAGGTCACCACGTAACCGTTGTTTCATGTTGTTAAAATAGCTATCTATATCAACAATTTAATTCAACCAATGGTTTCTATTCGTTTCAACATAATGCCATAATGTTCCGCATCGTGTGGGTAAACGTGTGGGTAAACTTTTGTGGCAAGAGTAACCTCGAAAGAAATAGAGGGCATATCAGCACCTTGTTTTAAACGGATAGACGATAATCTCTACCTCAAAGCGGCATTTGTAAAAAACAATCTCTATAAGACTTACTACTTGCGCTATCAGCTAAACGGCAAGCGAATAGATAAGTCACTAGGATCTATAAACAAGCTGACTCTCAAGCAGGCAAAAGATAAATGTCGGAAGCTTTTAGTTGATTTGTCAGACAAGCAAATCGCACCAGCAGAAACTCTAGCAATGCAAAAACAAAACCTAAAACTTTCCCAGGAAAGAGCGATAGCCGCTGAGCAGGTGCCTACCTTCAAGGAATTCTCTCGTTATTACCTTAACGAAATCAAAGCAAAAGAATGGAAACGTCCACACAAAGAAGTTGGAACCTGGAATAACCGACTGACAAGTTACGCCTACCCTTTCATTGGCAACAAAAAACTGAACGACATAAAACGTCGAGACATTGTTGAGTTGCTGACTCCTATCTGGCTCACTAAAAACGAATCGGCTGTAAAACTGCGCCGATACATCTCCCAGATAATGAACTACTACATCGACCTCCACGATTTGGAATGGTCTGATCCTGCGCCACAGAGAATTACTGCATTACTTCCTAAGTACACGGGATCAGTAGAGCATTTCGCTAGTTTGCATTACGAGAAAGCACCAGCGTTTTTTAAGAGGCTCCAGGGCAATATCTATACAGGCGGCATTGCACTCAAGATGATCATGCTGACGGGCAGCAGGCAGAATGAGGTTAGACAAGCGAGATGGTCGCAGATTGATTTTGAAAACGACTGTTGGCTTTCAAGGATTTTTAAGCGGGAGCGCAGATTAGAGCGCGAGTTTATATTACCCATTCCTATACAACCGATTCTCAAAAAAGAGTTATTGCAGTTAAAAGACTTTGCGCACAACGAGGAGCAATCTGATTACATATTCCACACGGGAGAGGGTGGTGGTCAGTTTATTACAGAAGCTGCCATCCGTAAGCAGCTAGACCGTTATGGCGAGAGAGACTATCGAGACAAGCCAATTACGATGCATGGTTTCAGAACCACGTTTATGGATTGGGCTAGGGCGAATCAGAAGAATGAGGCTTTAGCAGACATCCAATTAAGTCATGTACACGGATCTAAAGTCGATCAAGCCTATAAGCGGGACAATCTATTCGAGCTACGAAAAGAGTTAATGTTCGACTATGCCGATTACCTGCAAGCAGCTTGATTATCAATCCAATCTAAAACTTCTGCTTTTACAAAACGCACGTTTTTCGGGTTTATCTTAATAGGTTTCGGGAATTTTCCAGACTCGACCATGCGCCAGATTGTTACTCTAGACATGGCCGTTAAGTCTTGAACCTGCTTATACGCAAGCAATCCTTCTCTCACGCTGTAACCTTTTTGGCTTCTGCAACTTCAGCAATCTCTACCGCTACAGCAGCGTCCTTACGCTCTTTATCAAGTCTTTTGATTCTGCTTCTGACCTGGCTGTTTAGCTCCTGCCAAACCAACACGGTAAAGTCGTTGTCTTCCTTCACTTCATCCCACGCTTCTAAAAGCTCATCGTCGTTATCAATTCCGCTCAGAGCGACTGCCCTGGCATTCGCTTCAACTTTATCGCCTTGAAGGTTCTCTTCCTCGATCACAGTTTGTACAACGCTTTTGGCTTTCTTGGGTGTCGCAACAGCAGCATTTCCATCATCATCTTCGTCTGCGCCGATGCCCAAAGCCATACTCAACGAGTACCGTTTCGCATAAGTCATCGCTGCGCCAACGCCATGCGCATTAGACTTGTCTACAGGAACAGGAACAACGCCTGTGCCGATTTGTTCTCCGTAGCCGTACAAGACGGTCTCTATCCCAACACCTTTCTCCTGGGGCCTTGAGTGTTGAATAAAGGCTATCCCATGTGCCGCCAGTGGTTTGGCTGCGTCAATCACACTAGGAAGTGACGCGAATTTCGATCTAAAGTGCGGGTTTACACTATCAAAATGGGCGTGTCCCATCTCAGCTTGTGCGGCAGCTAATGCTTCCGCTAGATTTTGATGCTTCATACTCTTCTCCTTAGTTGCTGGCATATCGTTTCTCAAAAAAATCTGGTCCTAACTCTGCAAGGCCAGTTGCTGGGTGTTCCTCGCTGGTCTGCTTTCGCTCTCTAAAGAATTCACCGTAGATTTTGTTGTATCGACGGGCGTAAAAAGCGGTGTAGTTGTTATTGATCTTGAATTTGAGTTGGGAATTTTGTTTTAGGTCAGAATCCCACCTGAGTCTTTCGATCACCGCCTGCGCACTGTACGAACTATGGCCTGCGTTACGCATCTCCTTGGCGTATTCAACAAACAAGTCCCAAACAATCGGGTTTTGCTCGTGATAAGCTTGGCACTGTCTCCTCATTTCTTCCGTTCTAGAATCATTCATAGTCGATATCCTCATACGGGATAAGGACCTCGCAGGATTCGCACATAAACCCGCCTGGGCTGGTTGGTTCGAGCCTGGGATCGGGAGCCGTAACAGGTTGGAAGAATTCGTAGGTTGTGTGCTCACCGCACTCTGGGCAATCGAACGTAGGCTTGTTGATGTCGATGCCTTCTAGGTCGCAATATTGTGCTGTAAGCCCAAATACAGCCATGCCGAAAGCGCTCAAAACTGAACACCTGTTATGAAGACGACAAAGAGGAACCAGGTTATGTCCCTGGCTAACTCATACTTTCTAGACAATGCATTCTCCATATAATCCAATAAATAAATATTGGACTATACAGAGAATAAAATCAACTAATGGTTTAAGTTAGTCTTTTTAAGTGTGATAACGTTTTGTGGAGTGTTAGGTAGTCTTTTGGTTTTGTTTAAGGCAAGACGAGCTAGCCGAGCAGCCGAAAATCTGTTTTTTTCTCTAGTTTTCTCGTAAAAAGGCAGTATTCCACGTAGAAACTTTTTTCTTTCAGTAACGGTATGAACGTGTTGTGTTGATTTTGGCTCCTCCAACAGTCTTTCCTGCGACCTAGCATAAACCGTGAGTAACCGCACTTCTTCTTCGTTGAGCTTTATGATTTCAACTTGCTTTGCGTCACGGATAAACAAAAAGCTACCGTGATTTTGTAGGAGAACGTGCCAGGTGCAACTATCAGCGCGATGTGGTAGTTGTTTTTGCGCGAGAGCCAAAAAAAGTTTGAATTCTTCGGGGTCGTTCATTAAGTCTTTGAAGTAATTAAAAGTCTCATCACTCCAGTCGCCAGTCATCATCACAGAGTCACCGTTCATGCTCCGCATATCTTCCCTATACGGCTTACAATAAAATTGATTAATCTTGTCTTTTATAAACCTCTTAGCTTGCTCTCTCCGCGACACTTTTAGCCTCCTGTTCTCCCTACACAGCTCCATTACTGTTAGGATTTGTCCGTTGTATTTCAATCATGTTTTCAATCAGAGATTCCACCAATCTCTTGTTGTCATCACTTAAAAGATCAAATCTCACTTTAATTGATTGCGCTTTCTCAGTGTCAATAAACTCGTCCCCATAGCTTAGGAACGCTGGGCTAATGCTCAACACTTCAGCGATCTGTGCGATGCTTTGGCGAGACGGCCTAGCCTTATTGTTCTCCCACTTCGAGACCATGTTAATTGACACGCTACAAGCTAAAGCGAATTCGCCTTGTTTGATGCCTTTTGCTTTTCGCAAACGCTGGATGCGTTCACCTATTGTTTCGCTCATTTAGACCCCCTTACAAGTCAACTTAAGTTTTACGCTGGTTCTCGGGAGAATGCAACCATTGGTTGATTTAAATACTTACTCGATCAAATAAATCGTAAATAAGTTGAAAACTTTAAACCAATAGTTCATATTTCAACGATGGATGCAGAAACCCATAACGAATTTTGGACTCGTACCAGGGCCTCTGAGCTGGCAAATGTAGCACAGATAAGCCCGCAAGCGGTCTACAAGTGGCGCAAGCAGGGCATACCGCCTGGACGGGTTCCACTTGTGTCGAAACTGACAGGATTCCCAATGGAAAAACTGCATCCAGCGTTTAGATAGCCGTTTGTTTATGAGGACGGGGTAAAAGAGCGATTAGACGCTGGGGTTAAACCAGGTGGCGCGATAGATCACCAGGGCCAAATGCCGATGGGCGATGTCGGTGACAGGAAGGCGTAACTACCTACTTTGTGTAGGGGGTAGGGGGCCTTTGCCTCCGAGCTTCAATCAGTAACAGGAGTAAGGGAATGCCTTTAAAGAAGACTTATCCAGAGTGGTTTACGAAGATTTGGGACGCTTACCCAAACTATCCAACGGGCCGCAGTAAGAAGTACGAATCTTTCCAGGTTGCAGAGCGTTTGAAACGAGATGACGGCTGGGAGGACGCTGAAATAAATGAGTTAGTAGACATTATAGAAAAATGGGCTGCTAACGCTGAAACATGGCAGCGCAACTCACAATTTGGTCCACCTGGGCTACAAGTGTTTTTAAGAGATCGTCGTTATGAAAACGAGATACCAGAAAAACAAAAACGGCCGTTGCATCCATCTGAGCTTGCAGAACGCAATCAGGAATTTATTAGGCGGCGCGAGGAAGAGACGCTGAAACGCCTACAGGCCGTCCGATGACGCTCAAACCGTCAGGCCAGAACGACATCTGGGAATACGAAAACCGCAAGTTTAAAGAATCTATGAGACTGCTCTTAGAGCCTTGGTTACACGGCTCTAGAGGGCGGCTGAACTATTACTCGCAACCAGTAAGGGGGTTACATGAAAAATAGTGTCAATTTGATGGGCAACCTGGGCAAAGATCCAGAGATCCGTAAAACGCAGCAGGATTTGACCGTTGCGACCTTTTCAGTAGCGACAAAACACAAGGCAAACGTCGATACACAGTGGCATCGAGTCGTTTGTTTTGGCGATTTGGCAGACCGCGCAGAAAAGATGCTGCAGAAAGGAACACTTGTCGATGTCCAGGGCCGGTTGCAGTACCGAAAGTACGAAAAAGACGGAGTAGAGAGGCAGATAACGGAGATTTACTGCAATCAATTCCTGGTCTGCAAGGGCGGTAAAGACGCACCTACGTTTGTGGTAGGCGATGGTCAGGCTGAGATGTTAGAGCCAAGCGAGGAGTTTGAAGATGACATCCCGTTCTGATGACATGGAGTCGATCTTAGAGAAAATGGCAGATCTTGTTGAGCAGTGGGAAGAGCACAGCAACTTATTGGCAGAGGAAGAAACGTCTTTTAAGTCTTGGCAAGCAGGCTGCAGAAAAGCTTTGATCGATGCTGGAGACAGCGCAGCAAAGGCAGAGGTATCTATACAGGCAGAGCCAGAGTGGTCGATACGCTATCTCAAGGTTCAAAAGATGCAGATCCAAGAGCAGGTATGGCGGCGAAAGATGGCGATTGCCGATAAAGCGTTTGATGCAGAACGCAGCCGTGAAGCCACGCTGAGGAATATTCGATGAATGCGCATTATCAACACGCTAAATACTGCATGGCTAAAAAGATTCGCTATCAGTTTGGCGATGACACGCTCACGCCTGGTGCTCGAATCCCCTGGAAGAAATGGTTTCAGATAAAGTACGGAGAAAGCTTAGATGAGTATTTCAAAAACCTCGCCAATGAGGTCGAAGAAGCTGCTCGACTCCGCGCGGGATGAAGCCTGTATTAATTGCGGCTCCTGGGGTGACGGAAGCATTGTCGCTGCGCATCTTACCGGGATGCGGGCGCAGAGTTTCGGCAAGGGCAGAGGCATCAAGCCACATGATTGGTGCATTGCGTATCTATGCAACCGATGCCACACAACATTTGACAACTATGAGGCAGGTGAGGGTAGTCATACACAGGCGAAGATAGATCAGTCTGAACAGATGATGTTCCTGGTCCTGCGCACGATCGATCGGATGTTCAAAAAAGGGATCATTAAGGTTGGGTAAGTCTGCGTTAGAAGCAGAGTTCGAGCTAATCCTAATGGCACACAAGATCCCTTACGCTCGTGAGTTTATGTTTCATGACACCAGGAAATGGCGGTTTGATTTTGTTGTTTTAGATGGCTTTGAGATCAACTTACAAGATAAAATAGAGGTCAAAAAAAGCGCACAAAAACATAAACTTGCAATAGAAATTGAAGGTGGAATATTCGTAAATGGCAGACACAATAGACCGGCTGGATACGTTAACGACATGCTCAAATACAACGAGGCAGTCATCAACGGCTGGCGGGTTTTACGCTACACAACCCCACAATTTCGAGGTACAGCGATTGAAGATATCAAGTCACTTATCGGACAAGCCTGATGTGGAAAGTTTGTTGCTCCTATGGGCGCAAGCTGCGAGAGAGATGCCGCACATTGGTTACCCAAAGCAAGTTCCCTGGTATGTGCCTACGGGCTATCGGGAGAGTCGCGTTACACCTTCGGATAAAAGCCTACGTCTGGCAGAAAGAGTTGGGGCCATTGTTAACCAGCTTGAGGGGTCAGAAGAAAAAAGCGCGGATCTGCTACGAATCTACTATTGGGCGTATCCAGGCGAACCGAAAGCGAAAAAAGAGCGAATGAGGATTATCGAGTATTACTTAGAGATTAGGCAGCGCGAGGTGTATCGACGGTTAGACGCATTAAAAAGACTTATCGAAGGGGCATTATTTTTCGGAGGAAGCAATGAAAACAAAAGATCCACGGCTTAAAAAGATCGGAGCCACTGGATACAACAAGCCAGTTAGGACACGCAATCATCCCACAAAAAGCCATGCGGTGGTCGCAAAAGAGGGAGATCAGATAAAGCTCATACGGTATGGGCAACAGGGTGCTAAGACTGCGCCACCCAGGAAAGGCGAAAGCGAGGCAGCAAGGAAGAAACGAGCTAGTTTCAAGGCTAGACACGCTAAAAATATTGCGAAAGGAAAAATGAGCGCAGCTTGGTGGGCAAACAAAACCAAGTGGAGTTAAAAGAATTTAGGCTGCTAACCCTTACACAGCCTAGATATGGGCATCCATACACGTAGTCGTTCCCGTCCGACTGCCCAAAGGCGGGGTGTTCCATGTGGAACAATAGCTAAAATAATTAAACCAATAGTCTAAAAAATGCTTGTTTTGCGCATTAAATTGACCCAGTATTAACCAACGTGGGTTACTAACCTCACGGTTAACTCACGAGAGGATCATTACTCCTCTTCTCCATACGGCCCTACGCATTACTCCTGCTAGGGCCTTTTTTTTAAGGATAAAAAGATGCCTGGAATGCACTACGGGATGAAGAAGAAAACGAAGAAGAAGACTAAGACTTCTAACAAGAGGCGTACCCGAAAAGGCTACTAAATGGCTACTCGATTAAACCTGCGTCATAGCGAAACTGTACGCACAAAAATACAGGCAAGTCAGCTCATAAATCGCCTTACAAATCATGCACTTGGCGAGGTTGAGCTGTCACAGACGCAGATAGCCGCAATCAAGATTTTACTGGATAAATCAGTACCAAACCTATCAGCCGTTGCAGTAGCCAATGTAGACGGCCCAGAACAGTTACAAAACATCACGGTGAAGTTAGTTGGAAAAGACACTAGAGATTCCGGCGATCTACCAAACCCTGTACCAGCCGAACCGATACAAAGTATTTTGGGGCGGGAGGGGAGCGGCGAAGTCATGGAATTGCGCTATATCACTCCTGGTTCAAGCGACACAGAGGCCATTGAGGGTTCTCTGCACGAGGGAAGTACAGGGGTCGATACGGGAGTCAGTACACAAGCTATTAGCTGACCAAATAGACCGACTTGGTTTACGCAGTTACTACGATGTCGTAGAGCACACGATCAGAGGCAAAAACGGCTCAGAGTTCATATTCGAGGGCCTACGCCACAACGTCGATAAGATTAAATCGACAGAGGGCATTGATATTGTCTGGATTGAGGAAGCTGACAGGGTTAGCGATGACTCCTGGCAGGTATTGATACCGACGATTAGAAAACCAGGATCTGAGATATGGGTGACGTTCAACCCTAAAAACAGGTCCGATGCGACATATCAGAGATTTGTAGAGCACCCACCAGAGGGCGCAATCGTTAAGAAAGTGTCCTGGCGCGACAATCCCTGGTTCTCAGAAGAATTACACGCTGAGATGGCGCACCTAAAAGAATTGGATTACGACGAATTCTTACACGTTTGGGAAGGCGAGTTTAAGAGTTTTGCTAGTTCAGCGATCTATCAGAAACAACTAAAACAGGCGCGTGAGGAAGGACGCATCTGTAGAGTGCCGATAGAGCCAAGTTGTGAGGTCCATACCGCATGGGATTTGGGCAAAAACGACACGACTGCAATTTGGTTCTTTCAGAAGGTAGGGGTCGAGTATCGGTTTATCGATTACGTTGAAAATCGGTTAGTCGATATCGACTACTATGCGAAAGCGGTCAGGAGCAAAGACTACCTCTACGGCACTCACTATTTACCGCACGATGTCGAGTTTGAGCTACTCGGCATGGTCAACAACCGTAAGAAGCAGCTAGAAGACTCCGGGATCAAGCCTATCGAAGTAGTGCCACGCATTAGGCATATCCAAGAAGGTATCGAGATGACCAGGCGCATGTTTGCCAGTTGCTGGTTTGACCAAGAGCGATGCGAGCAGGGCATAGAGGCCCTGGCTAATTACGAATACCAGTTCGATGCAAAGAACAACACGCATCGATCAACACCACTACATAACTGGGCATCTAACGGAGCAGACGCATTCCGACAGGTGGCGCAAGGATTTAAGCAGTCTTCCTGGTCACGGATCAACGATCAGCAGATGAGTGAACGAAGACGAAAGATTATTGGGAACCAATGGGGCGGGGATACTGCCTGGAGAATCTAGATGGAAATAGAACCGATGGACGAATCACAAGTCGTATCCATCGTTAGGGCCAAAATAAACCAGGCACTAAACGAGAGCGGGGATGAGATATCAGAAACCCGTATGGAAAACTACGACTACTATGTGGGTCGAGAATACGGAAACGAGCGCGATGGATTCTCTAGTGTCGTTACACGAGAAGCAATGGAGGCGGTGGAGTGGGCTTTGCCGTCGATTATGCGGGTGTTTACCTCATCTAATGATGTTGTTAGCTATGAGCCGGTTGGACCAGAAGATGAGCAGGAAGCGAGGCAGCAGACACAGATAGCAAACCATTATCTGACCAGGGAAAACAATTCATTCCTGGCAATGTATAACTGGTTTAAAGACACGCTGATGTATCCCAACGGCTACATAAAGCTGTTCATGGATGAGCGTATAACGACATCCGTAGAAGAGTTTGAGGGCCTAGATGCGCTGCAGTTACAGGCAGCAATGACCGGCTTGATGATGCAAGGCGAGGTGCAGGTTGTTGAGCAGGAGTCTACCTACGAAGAGTTGACGGACCCGTTAGGCAACGTAATAGGACAGAAAGAGCGTTTTGCAATCAAGGTGCGCATTACTAAGAAGGTGATGGAGCCGAAGCTTGTCAACATACCGCCTGATGAGCTGTTGGTTGCAGAGAACACATTTAGCATCGACCTGGATGAGTCTGATTTTATCTGTCACAGGGTCAACAAGACTTACTCTGAGTTGGTCGAGATGGGTTATGACCGTGAGCTTCTTGATGAGGCTGGCGTAACCAATAGCCAGTTCGATGAAGAGGATGAGAACAAGAATTACTCAGAAGATGAGGATGATGGCACAGAGACTGACCCGTCAATGCGTATGTATACGGTCAATGAGTGTTATCTGAAGATTGATGAAGATGGCGATGGCATCGCAGAGCACAGAAAGATATGTCTTATCGGCAGCACAATATTTGCCGATGAGGAGATCAATTATCAGCCGTTTGTAGCGTTAACAACTATACCGTTACCACACCAGCACCCAGGCTTGTCCATGATCGATGCGGTCAAGGACATACAGAAGATTAAATCTACGCTGATGCGGAATATGCTGGATAACATCTACAAGGCCAATGTTCGCCGCAAGTATGTAGGTGATGCGTTCATATCTGATGAGGCTGGAACGCTCGATGTATTGCTGGATACGGCTAGCGAGTTCATCCCAG